TAATAGCTGCAATACTATCCGCGATACTGGAAAGGAATAACGCCATTGTCATATTCGCTCCCTGTACCCGTTGATTATCTTTTGGGCAAAGGCTGGTACATCCTGCGGCCTGATTACAACGCCCGCTGCCGTGATCGTGACGTTCCCGCCGCTGGTCTGTCCAGAACGCGATCCGTTCAATCCCTGTGCAATGGATAGGCAGGCTTCTTTGATGTCTGTTGGGCAGGCAGGCCAGCCGAACTTTCCAATGACCTGTACAGCGTTGCGCCATTCTGGGAAGTATGCGCTTGATACCAGCGTGTTGATCTCAATGCAGGTATATGGAAATCCTTTGAAAACTGCGTTATCGGGTAGCAGGTCGTAATCTGTCGCTGTAAGCAAAGTATAGGAACGCACGCCAGAATAATCCACTGATACCGAAGTAAGCGAGCCGAGCGGGTCAATCTCTACTTCATACGGTTCGTCTGCCTTTGGCTTGTAATAACGTGTCTCGTCACTACTATTGAGGTAAAAGCGTTTTGACGTTTCACGGTCAATATAACGGCTTGCGGCTTCCAGCAAGACTTCAATCACGCTGTCATCACTGACATCCGTACCTACCGCGCCAGCCAATCCACGAGCTGCAATCCAGGCTTTATATTCTGCGACTGTTGCGTAACTGTTGGCGATCCCGCTTCCCGCCTGCGTATTGGCGGATGTCAGGGCGGGTGTCAATCCCGTGCAAGTACCGTTATTGATACTAATGTTCAGCGTTGTATCATTCGCCTGTGCTACATGCGCGTTTAGTATCACTTTGTCAGTTGCGCCACTTACTAGAAAAGTTGAGGCAATATCCGCATCATACACAAGCGCGGCGCGTATCTTTCCAGCAACGGCGGAGGCGTCATCGCTTTGTGCCACTGCTACGCTAACTGTCTTTGGCGAGTTTGGCATATAAGCAGATGTAATGATTACAGTCGCGTTACCTGTAACCGATGTCACCGTACCTACTACCGTAGCCGTTTCAATTTGCTTTGTCATCTTGCCTCACATATTTACGCCAATCGTCACGCGGTAGGATACCCTCTGGCACGTAAGTATCCTGACTGATATTGAATATCTTTACGTCCCGATCCAGCGCCCGCACGATGTTTGCATAACCTATATTCCAGTGTGTGTCAATCTGCTTTTCTGGCTGTGGTTCAAACGTTCCCCAAAAGTGCTGTTTGAGTTCACCAAATCCAGGCTTTTGCTCGACACCGATCATCAATAAAGTTGTAAATCCCATGTGCCACGCCAACTGCATTGCAACGTGGGTGACGTTGTGATACGTCAATCCTGTTTTGAACACGTCCTGTCTTTGTGGTAGTTTGATGTCGCCTGATAACTTCTTGAAGTGATATACGTCATCGCCTTGCCACTTGTCCAGAGTTGGTGAGGAAAGGAATTTCGGAATACCTGCGTATTTCTCTGTCACTTCCTTGCCGAAGTATTCAAACATCCCGTCATCCACTGCGACAAAATAACTTGGCTTCCATCCTTCATACTTGAATATGGTATTCAGGCCAAACGAAGGATAGTCAAACCACTCAGGCGGTGTCTTTAATAAGTTGGGACCGTTACAAACGATAAGAGCCGTCTCGCCTTTGTGGATGTCGTAAAACATCATTCCTCGTAATACAGTGTCAACGCGCCAGTCTTTGTTCCGCCGCCCGAAGCAATCACTACTTTAGGGTATCCAGCAACCAGAGGCAGTCCGCGATCACCACCCGCCAAACCTGTTAGGTCCACACCATCCGCACCTTGTAACAGGTCGCGCGGATAAATAAACAGATTGGATGTACCCGCATTTGCCTTTGTCAATAATGCTTTGGTTGCATCGCCTACACAGGTGATCGTAACTGTCGCACCCGTAACTGTTGAGCCAGGGCGATACTCAACGGCATATAACGCGCCATAAATCGCCTTGCCGCTGAGTGTGGTCGCTCCGCCGCCGCCTGCCGTAGTCCATGAGAGGATTATCTTTTTCATGGTCTACTCGATGTAATGAATGATGACCGTCCCTGACAGCGTATCACCGCCAGAAGCAATCACGACTTTGGGCGTGCCATTCAGGATTGGCATAGCGCGATCTCCGCCAGCCGTACCCGTCAACGCTGCCCCATCCGCCACCGCATGAACTAAATCACGGGGATAAAATAACAGGTTGCTTGTGCCTGCGCTTGCTTTGGTAAGTAGTGCCTTACTAGCATCGCCCTCACAGGTCACGGTCACGGTTGCTCCCGTGTCAATCGTGCCAGGATGGTATTCAATTGCAAATAACTTAGCGAGTACGGCGTACCCAAACACTGTAGCGTCACCGCTGCCGTCTGTCGTGATTGCTAAAACTTGTCTTTTCATTTGCGGCCTCGCTTTTTATGTTCAACAGGAGCGGGATAGATTTCATCATCATGGCGTAGTTCTGGTTCTGCCTGTCCGCCGTAATGCTTTTCTTCAATCAGTTCAGCGCGTTTATCAGCAACAAGACGGGCAGCCACGCCATCATCCAACTGGACAATCTGCCCGCGCTGATAAAACACATTACCTGTCTCTACGCCTTGAAAGTCCTGTAAAAATAATATTTTCATAGTAGTTTGAGCGGGCATTTCTACCCGCCCATCCTTATTTTATGCGCCTAAGGTAACGTTATTGTTAAAGATAACGTACCAGTTACCATTATAGGCTTCGGCTACAAAACTATCACCAAGTGCTCCCGCAAATGTCGCGGTCACTGTGCCTGCTCCGCCGCCATTAAAGCCAGCGGCAACAGATACTACATGTGCCTGTGCTGAGCCTGCAACAAACTTGATTTGAATCCCATCCTGTCCGCCGATCTCAGGTTTTCCAGCAATCGGAGCGCCAAGCGTAATGGCTGCCGCGCTGCCTTTGGTCAGGATATAGGTACTATACAATCCGCCGCGTGTCGTGTCAACGGTAAGATCACCTGCAACCAATAATTGACTGGCTGGCAGGTCACTTTGTTTTGATTCGTATTTGCGTAGGATATATGTTCCGATTGGCATGATAGCCTCCTACGCTATGGTTACGCCGATGTTACTGATAACGTACCATGCTCCGTTATAGGCTTCCACAACCAGAGTGTTCCCCAATGCTGCCGCAAAAGTGGCGACATCCTTGCTGCTTCCAGCGCCATTGAAACCAGGAGAGGCGTTGGTTACTACATGCGCTTGTGCGCTGCCTGCGATGAACTTGATCTGAAACCCATCATGCCCGCCTGCAGACGGTTTACCAGCGGTAGGAGCGCCAAGCGTAATCGCGGCTGGTGTTCCCTTTGTCATAATGTAAATGCTGACAATGTTTGCACGGGTCAAGTCAACTGTCAGATCACCTGTAACAAGTTTCTGTGAAGCGGGTAAATCGCTTTGTTTCGAGTGGAACTTTCGTAAAATAAAAGTATTAACTGGCATTTCAAACTCCTTTGCCTAGATGGGGCGATATTTCTACCGCCCCATTGTCAGGCTGTCATATCGGATTCAGCGATTACACGCCGACGTTGTAAGTGATGGCCGAGGCTTCTGTGTCACGATTGACCAGACCTAAGCGGCAAAGAGCTACGATGTCCCAAGAGTCAGACTCAGGGCGGCGGGTGACTTCAATCGTCATTCGGCGCTTGTATGCCTGTTTCCATTGATCCCAGCGGACGCAGAGAACTGCACCGAGGGTGTTGTTTGCATCGGTGTCGAGGTCAATCTTGCCTGCGTTGTTGGCCATGCGCTTGGCGCTAATGCGGTGCATCTGCCATGAGGCAAGCACGCCAACGCCGTACACACGGGACACGAAACCGTTTTCAACTGTCGCGGCAGTGTTCACATCTTTGGTCTTGACTTCGGGCAGGGTTGACATGGCATAGTAAGTGTTGCCGTCAACGATGAAACTAACCTTTGAGGGGTCAGTACCAGCGAGTCCAGCAGGTCCCATCAACTTCATTGTTGAGAGGAAATCTTCACTCGTCAATGAGCCACCAGCCGAGCGGCTGTTTGCGGTGTTGGTCACGAGCGCCAACTTGCGGAAGCCGTCAAACGAAAGGAAGTACTGAGTTGCGGCGGGTGTGGTGTCAATCGCGTTGATGTTCTTTGAGGCTGACAGCTCAGTGTCACCATCAATAAACAGGGACTCAACGATCTCTTGTCCGCTGATTTCCAACTGACTGCGGAGTTGCGGGGCAAAACCAATCAGGGAATCTTCCGTTGCCTCGCCTGAGTACATGCTGCGAGCGCCGATTTTTGCGACACTCAGGGTCTTGTTGCCGCTGGTTGTGATCTGTGAAGCGGTGACCGTGCCTGCGGGAATTTTCATTGTCCCATC